TCCTGGCAAAGCAGCAATATGTAGACTGCCAAGAAAAGACGCTAACGAAATGCTCCTCGCAGGAGAGGGGGAAGAACTTAAGGATTTATTATTCAAGGCGATCCCTGCTAGACCAGATGGAATACATAACGCCTATGATTTATGGGAACAGCTAATAAAAAAAGACGAGACAGGTGTATGTAGCTATCCGTTTCCTATTCTCAACAAAATGTGCCAGGGGTTTCGCAAGCAAGCACTTGTAACTATCTGCGCAGGAACAGGGTCGGGGAAGAGCCTACTTTGTAGGGAAATGGCATATCATTTTCTTAACAATGGATTAAAGGTAGGTTGGATTGGCCTCGAAGAAAGCAGTAAGAGAAGTATGCAAGGCATACTATCTATCGCACTAAACAAACCATTACATTTAGAGCAGGATAAAGTAGATGAAAAAGAATTACGCCAGGCATTTGATTATATATTTGCTGGTAATAGATTCTTACTCCTGGAACACTTTGGTTCGTTAGATCCAGACAGACTGTTAGAACAGATAACATACATGGCTACAGGAGAAAACTGTGACGTTATCTTTTTAGATCACATAAGTATTGTTGTATCAGGGCTGACAGTAGGAGATGAAAGAAAACAAATAGATGTATGCGTAACTAAGTTAAGACAGGTTGTAGAAAAGACAGGCGTGGGTTTAGTTATGGTCAGTCACTTGCGTAGGACTGATGGCAAACCAGCTGAAGATGGAGGCGACATTAATTTAGCTAGTTTGAGAGGTAGCCAAAGCATAGCCCAGTTAAGCGACTTGGTTGTATGTGGTATTAGGTCACAGACTGATGAAGAAAAGAACAACGAGCTACAGCTAAAAGTGTTAAAGAATAGACACACAGGTTGCCTGGGCATGGCAGATAAACTTACATATACAGAAACAACAGGTCGCCTTATGGTGGCTGCATCAGATTTTTTTGGGGAAAAATTATGACACTATTGATAGATGCTGATTGGCTAATCTATTCTTCCTGCTGCGCTTGCGAAGTAGATTTCCGTGCTGACGATGGTACACACTTACTTCACAGCACAGAGAAAGATGTTATGGATCTTGTTGACATAAGAGTGGAAGGGTACAAGAAACTAGCTGACGATGATAGTGGAGTCATCATGTGTTTTACTCAGTACCCTACGTTTCGACATGGAATATACCAGGACTATAAAGCTAATCGCATAGGTCAACGGCATCCACTTGCGCTAAAAGATGTAAGGCAAATAACAAAGGAGACATATCGCTCTGTCGCATTTGAAGGATTAGAAGGCGATGACGTTATGGCGTTACTTGCTACTAATGGTCAGCATGAGAACCCTGTTATTGTTTCTCCCGACAAAGACATGAGAGGTGTACCTTGCACGCTACTGGCAAAGGATGACCTGGAGTTAATTACAAGAAAGAAAGCAGATAGATTTTGGATGCAGCAGATATTGTCAGGAGATCATACAGATAACATCGAAGGACTTGTAGGAGTTGGACCAAAAACAGCGGAGAAAATGTTAGAGGATGCAACTACAATA